GACCAGCATCCCCACCGTCAGCGTGCCGTAGCGCCGCGCGTAGTCCCCGGGCCGCGCGAGCAGCACGTCGGCGATCGCCGCGCCCGTATTGAGCACCACCAGCAGGAACGCGTGCCACCAGTCGGCGGCGAGCAGCCCGCAGACCTCGCCGGGCATCGTGCGGCCGGAGGCCAGCAGGCGGTTGAGTTCGTCGTAAGACCAGGGCCGAAAGAAACGCTCGTCGGCGCGACTCGACAGCGAGATCATCGCCAGCTCCTTTCGCTCAGCGCGAGCGAAATAAAGAGTCCGTACCCGTGGTGGCTCTGGAAAGGAGGGTTGAAATCCCCCTTGTGCTCGGTTCCCCGAACCCCCGCGCCTTGCGGCGCGAAGACACACGAACCCTCACGGGCACGGACTCTGAATTTTTCAACGGAGTTTTTCCAAAACTCGCTGGCATCTTGGATCGCTTGCCGCGATCCGAAGAGTTTTCAACCCGTCTGCCAGCCTGACGATTTTTCCGAGGTTCAACATACCACGGCGTGGCGGGCCGTCAATATGGGGCGCGAAATAATTTCGCCCGGGCCTCGAACCCGTGACCCTCGGTCAGGCGATTTCTTCGGTGTGCTCGCGAAAGAACAGGGCCACGTCGCTCTTGTTCAGCTGACCGGCGGCGACGGCGAGCGTCAGATTGGCGATCAATTCGTCACTGGCCGTATCGGCGAGGCCATTCATCTGCAGAAAAACCAAGGCGGCTTCCGCGGCGACTCGCTTGTTGCCGTCCACAAACGGATGGTTCTTCGCGATGTGGAAGAGATAGGCCGCCGCCATCTCATGGAGATCGGCGTGAAGGAACTTGCCGAAGAACGTGGCCTGGGGTTGCGCGAGGGCGGAGTCCAGCAGCGCCAAGTCGCGCACGCCCGGCGAGCCACCGAACGCCGCAATCTGTTCGGCGTGGATGAACAGCGCCTGCTCTTGCGTGAGAAACTCGATCACCACTTACTCCGCAAGTTTCCGAAAAGCCTTCGCGTGCCGTTTCATGACGGCTTCATGCGCGGCCTTAAACCGGGCTTTGCGTTCTTCGGTCGGCGCGGGCCCGACCACGAGGAACTGCCCGTTGGTCGAGATTTCCAGCGGCGTGGTCGGCTCGATTTTCAGAATCTCCATGATCGGCTTTTCGATCACGAGAGCCCAACTGTTGCCATGTTTGGTGAGTGTCTTTGTCATGGGGAATGCCTCCTGTACTAACATTGTACTACCAATCTGATCGGCGTCAAGCGAACGAAACTTCAATGCGAACGGTCACCTTCGACAACTGCACCCTCCACCGCGGTGATTGCCGGCCATTTCTCGCGGAAATGGCCGACGCGGCCGTGGACGTGGCGATCACCGATCCTCCCTACGGGATCGGGGCGGACCGGCTCCAGGCCGCACGGGCGAAGCTCAAGGCAACCCGCAGTTGGTGGCCGAGCCGGGACTACGGCGGGACCCGCTGGGATTCGGCCGCGCCGGACCGGAAAACCTTTGACGAGCTGCGCCGCGTCTCCCGCCATCAGGTAATCTTCGGCGGGCAGTACTTCGCCGACCGGCTGCCGGTCTCGCGCTCGTGGATCGTCTGGGACAAGGACAACGGCCGCAGCACCTATGCCGATTGCGAGCTGGCCTGGACCTCGTTCGACCGCCCGGTACGCAAGCTCCGCTGGCGGTGGCACGGCATGCTCCAGGAAAAGGGGCAGCCGCGCGAGCGGCGGATCCATCCCACCCAGAAGCCGCTCGGACTGATGCTCTGGGTGATCGAACACTACACCCGGCCTGGCGACCTGGTCCTCGACCCGTTCCTGGGCAGCGGCGCGACCGCGATCGCCTGCCTGCGGCTCGGACGGCGGTTCGTCGGCGTCGAACGGGAGGACACCTACTTCCGCGCGGCGGTCCGGCGAATCCGCGCGGAACTCGCGCTCAAGGAGGCGGCGTAGATGGCGACCCGCGGACGCAAACCGACGCCGACGGCGCTCAAGAAGCTCAAGGGAAATCCCGGCAAACGCCCGATGAACGAGGCCGAGCCGGTCGCGCCGCGCGGTAAGCCGACCTGCCCGAAGCACATCGCCGGCGAAGGCCGGAAGGAGTGGTCGCGCAGCACGAAGCTGCTCGCCGAGATGGGGCTGCTGTCGAAGGCCGAAGGCCCCGCGCTCGCGCTGTATTGCCAGCTGTACGAGCGGTGGGTCGAAGCGGAGGCGAACATCAAAAAATACGGCATGATCATCCCGGTCGGTGAAAACGGCGCACTCCAGCTCAGTCCCTACGTGTCGATCGCCAACCAGGCGATGGCCCAGATGCAGCGGCTGCTCTGCGAGTTCGGGTTGACGCCTTCGAGCCGCAGTCGGATCAGGCTGCCGCCGCCGAAGAAAGAGAGCAAGCTCGAGGCCTTCATGGCCGCGAAGAAAGGAAGCTGACATGCGGATCGAGAAACCGGAGATCTTCGTCGCGCCCCGCGCCGGGCGGTTCTGCGGGTACCGGCGGCTGCCACAGTTCGTGCGGACCCGCCAACGCCTGCTCGATGTGCACGTGATCGGGCTGTGGTGGCTCACGATCGCCTGGCTCGCGCCGGCGAAGAAACGCGGTCTGCCCCAGCGCTGAAATTTCGCTGATGTGGCGCTGACAACTCGCTGACACTACGCTGAAACCGAGGCACGGATGCCGACGACTCGCTCGAAACTCGACATTCCATCCCGCGCCCGCCGCGAGGGCTGGGCGAGCTATATCCGCTCGACGGTCGACGTGCGGGCGGTGGCCGAGGGATGCTACTTCGACGCCGCCGCAGCGGAACACGCCGTGGCGTTCTGCGAGCAGTTCCTCACGCACACGCGCAACAGCGTGGGCGCGAAGCAGGGCGATCCGCTCGTCCTGCAGGAGTGGCAACGCGACTACCTGCGGCGGCTGTTCGGCTGGCGGCGGAGCAACGGCAGCCGCCGGTACCGGGTGAGCTACGTTGAGATTCCGAAGAAGAACGGCAAGACCACGCTCTGCGCGGGAATCGCCCTCTACCTGCTGATCGCCGACGGTGAACCGGCCGCCGAGGTGTTCTCCGCGGCCGCGGCCCGCGAGCAGGCCGCGATGATCTTCAAGGAGGCCAAGGCGATGAGCCTCGCCTGCGACGACCTGGCGGTGCTGGTCGATGCCCGCGACAGCGCGAAGCGACTCGTGATCGAATCGACCAACTCGTACTATCAGGCGCTCTCGGCCGACGTGGGCACGAAAGAAGGGCTCAACATCCACGGCCTGATCTTCGACGAACTGCACGCCCAGCCGAACCGGGAACTGTGGGACTGCCTCCGCTATGGTGGTGCCGCCCGGATGCAGCCGTTGATCGTCTCGATCACCACGGCCGGATACGATCGCCACTCGATCTGCTGGGAGCAGCACGAGTACGCGCAAAACGTCCTGGACGGTGTGATCGAGGACACCAGCTTCCTGCCGCTGATCTACGCAGCCGATGAGACCGACGACTGGACCGCGCGCGAGACCTGGTACAAGGCAAACCCGAACCTCGGCATCACGATCGACGAGGAGGAGATGGCCGAGGCCTGCCGCGAGGCCCAGGCTTCACCGGCGAAAGAGAACATCTTCAAGAGGTACCGGCTGAACCTCTGGACCGAACAGGACGTGCGGTGGCTGTCGCTGGCCGATTGGGATGAATGCGTCTGCCCGGCCGAGCCGCCGCCGCGGGCTGGCCGCGAGTGTTTCGCGGGGCTCGATCTCTCGTCCACGCGCGACCTGACGGCACTGGCACTGGTATTTCCGTTCGGCCGCTACATCGATGTCGAGATGCATCTCTGGGTGCCGGGCACGAGCGCGGTGGAACGCGATCGGCGGGACCGCGTGCCCTACACGCAGTGGATTCGCGAAGGGCATTGCCTGGGCACCGAGGGCACGGCCGTGAACTACGAGGCGGTTCGGGCGAAGCTCAACGAGCTCGGTAAACAGTACAAGATCGTCGAGATCGGGTTCGACATCTGGAACGCTCAGCAACTCTTCACGCAGCTCGAAGGGGACGGCTTCACGCTGGTGAAGGTCTCGCAGAGTTTCGCTGGGCTGAACGCCGCGATGAAAGACCTGGACCGCCGCGTCGTCGAGCGACTGATCTGCCACCACGGCCACCCGGTGCTCCGCTGGTGCGCGAGCAATGTGACCGTCGAGACCGACGCCGCCGGGAACCTGAAGCCGTCGAAGAAAAAGAGCAGCGAGCGGATCGACGCGATCACCGCCCTGGTGACCGCGCTCAGCCGCGCGATGCTCCGACCGGAAGTCACCTCCGTTTATCAAACCCGTGGGATTCGCCGATTATGAAATGGCTAACCGTACTGTGGACGAACACGCTCGGACGTATCTTCGCCAGCGACAGCGGCACGCGCAACCCGGCGCAGTGGCTGGTGGACTGGATTCACGGCGAGGAGTCCGCCTCGGGCGTGAAGGTCACGCCGAAGAGCGCGCTCAAGCTCGCCCCGTTCTGGCAGGGGGTGAACACGATCGCCGGAGACGTCGCCACGCTCCCCTTGATCCTGCACCGCCGCGCCGGCGACCGCAAGGAGCGATGGGTGGAGCATCCCGCCTACCGGCTGCTGCGCCGCGCTCCGAATCCCTGGATGACGGCGACCGCGTTCAAGGAGACGCTGCAGGCCCACGCGCTGACCTACGGCAACGCCTACGCCGAGATCGAGCGGGACAACCGCGGGGATGCGATCGCGCTGTGGCCGTTACTGCCGGACCGTACCGAGCCTCTGGTCGTCGATGGGGTGGTGGGCTACGTCACGCAGACCACGTCCGGTGAACCGCGCAGGCTCCGCGCGGAGAACGTGCTGCACATCAAGGGGCTCGGGTTCGATGGGGTGCGGGGCTATTCGGTGATCGCGATGGCCCGGCAGAATCTCGGCCTGACGATGGCCCAGGAGAAATACGCCGCCCGGTTCTTCGGCAGCGGCGCGACTCCCGGCGGCGTGCTCGAGCATCCAGGCAAGATCGGCGAGGATGCGATCGAGCAGCTCCGCGAATCGTGGGCGGAACTGCACGAGGGGCTCGACCGCTCGCATCGGATCGCGATCCTCGAAGAGGGCATGAAGTTCAACCCGATCGCGATGCCGATGCGCGACGCGCAGTGGCTCGAGGGCCGCCAGTTCGGCCGCACGGACGTGGCGAGCTGGCTGAACCTGCCGCCGCACAAGGTCGGCGATCTGTCGCGCGCGACGTTCACGAACATCGAGGAGCAGAACCGCGATTACCTGAACACGAGCCTGATGCGGTGGCTCGTGAAATGGCAGGAAGAGTGCGACGAGAAGCTGTTGCGCGACCGCGAGAAGGCGACGGACGCGGGCTACTTCGAGTTCCTCACAGCGGCACTCCTGCGTGGCGATCTGCTCCGCCGGTACCAGGCTTATGCGATCGGGATCGCCAATCGGATTCTCAATCCCAACGAAGTGCGGTCGATGGAGAACATGAACCCCTACGAGGGTGGCGACGAGTACATCAACCCACACATCAACCCGGAGCAACCCGTCGAGCCGCCGCCAGGCGAGGGCGATCGCGAGCAGCAGGCGACGGCCCGCTTCGCGGAACTGGTACGGGCCGAGGCCCGCCGGGTGCAGCAGGCCGCGCGGACCGCGAGTAATTTCACGGGCTGGGTGGATTCGTTCTATCGCCGCTGGCCTGCCAGCGTGCGCGAGGTCGTCGCCGAGTTCGGTGGCGAGCCGCAGATCGCCGATGCCCACTGCGCGGAATCCCGCGAAGAAATCATGAAGCTGCTCGACCAGGTGACCGCGGCCGAGTTGCAGCAGGAGATTCAGGCGCTGACCGATGCCTGGCACAATCGCGGCCAGCGGCTGGCGCAAGCCGTTCTTAACTCCCTCACACGCAAGGAGACAGCATGAAACCCCAAATCCGTGCCGAAGGCGGCAAGGCCGAAATCCTGATCTACGAGCAGATCGGCCAGGACTGGTTCGGCGATGGCCTGACCGCCAAATCGTTCGCCGAGGAACTGAAGTCGCATGGCGACCTGAGCGAGATCAGGCTCCTGATCAACAGTCCCGGCGGCGACGTGTTCGACGGGATGGCGATCTACAACACGCTGCTGCGTCACAAGGCCCGCAAGATCGTCGAGATCGACGGCCTGGCGGCGTCGATCGCCAGCATCATCGCGATGGTCGGCGACGAAATCCGGATCGGCGAGAACGCGATGTTCATGATCCACGATCCGTGGAGCGTGGCGATCGGCACCGCTGGCGACTTCCGCCAGCAGGCCGACGTGCTCGATGCGATCACCGAGCAGCTCGTGACCACCTACACGGCCCGCACGAAGCAGGACCGCCAGCAGATCCGTGACTGGATGGCGGCGGAGACCTGGTTCAGCGGTGCCGAGGCGAAAGAAGCAGGCTTCGCGGATGCTGTCACACCGGCCAAACAGGTGCAGGCCTGTTTCGACAAACGCTGGTTCCGCAACTGCCCGAAGGATTTCGGCAGCGACGGCAGGCGCTCGAAGGCACCGCCGGCGCACTGGCGTCTCGCGGCCGCGAAAAGACATCTGGACCTGATGCCGAAATCGGCCTAGCCTTGAGTCTCGACAACTCGAATTGCACGAAGCCAGCGCGCAACTCATCAGCGGCGTGCCCTTCTCGCAGTCGGAACCCCGATTCCAGACTGCCGGTGGGCCACGCCGTTTCTGTTTGGCCCCCGGCATCACACCGAGGAACCAAACCATGCCCGTCAAACTCTCGACCAAGGCCCTCCGCGAACGTCAGGGCGAGCTGCACGACAAATGCACCGCGCTGGTGAATCTCGCCGAGAAAGAATCCCGCGACCTCACCGACGACGAAAAGAAACAGTTCGACGCCTGGCGCGCCGAAAGCGACAGCATCACGAGCACCGACCTGCCCCGCGCCGAATGGTTCGAGGGCGAAGAGGCCCGGCTCGCCAGCAGCCGCGAGCCGAAGCCGGAGCCGCAGACGGCCGCCCGCAAGCACAAGCCAGCAGGTGCGGATGCACGCGCCGCGGCGATCGTGATCCCGCAGGCCTCCCAATACCGGCACGGAAAACTGCGGGCCTACAGCGGCCAGCACGCCGACGCCAAGGCGTTCATCGCGGGCATGTTCTTCCTGGCCACGCTGGGCAAGCAGCCCAAGGCCCGCAAGTGGTGCGAAAAGAACGGAGTGGACATCCGTTATCGCGGCTCGATGAAGGAATCGGGCAACGAGCTCGGCGGCTTCCTCGTGCCCGATGAAATGGAACAGGCGATCATCGACCTGCGCGAAAGCTACGGCGTGTTCCGCCGCAATGCGTATGTCTCGCCGATGGCGAGCGAAACCAAGACGGTCCCGCGGCGGGCCGGTGGCCTCACCGCCTACTTCGTCGATGAAGAGAAGGAAATCACCTCCAGCGACAAAGCGTGGGACAAGGTCCGCCTGGTCGCCAAGAAGCTCGCGGCGCTGTGCCTCTACAGCAACGAGCTCTCGGAGGACGCGATCGTATCGATGGGCGACGACCTGACGGCCGAGATCGCCTACGCCTTCGCCCTCAAAGAGGACGAATGCGGATTCATCGGCGACGGCACGAGCACCTACGGGCGAATCGTCGGCGTGGTCAACGCCGTGGCCGCGGGCTCGGTCGTTACCGCGGCGGCCACCCACACGGGCTTCGAGACCCTGACCATGAGCGACTTCGAGTCGTGCGTCGGCAAACTGCCGGAGTACGCGGAGGACGGCGCGAAGTGGTACATCTCGAAGGTTGGCTGGTCGGCGTCGATGCTGCGTCTGCTCGACGCGGCCGGCGGGAACACGGCGTCGGTGCTGGCCGCGGGCCAGAAGAGCCGCGAGTTCCTGGGCTATCCGGTCGAAGTCAGCCAGGTGCTGAACAAGACACTCGGGGCCGATGCCTCGAAACCGAAGGCGATCCTCGCGAACCTGCAGAAGGGCGCGATCCTCGGCAGCCGTCGCGGCATGTCGATCCAGATGAGCGACCAGCGCTACTTCGAGACCGACCAGATCGGGATCAAGGGGACGCAGCGGTTCGACATCAACGTGCATGACGTCGGCACCGCCAGCGCGAGCGGCGGCATCGTCGTCCTGAACTCGGCCGCGGCATAACCCCGCGTTCCTTCCCCCACCCTCAACACGGAACCAAACCATGCACAGCGCGCAAGAACAGAAAGTGGTGCTGATCACGCCGCCGGGAGCGATCGTGGATAACGCCTCGCTGACCACGGCCGAGATCGACACCAAGGGGTTCGACTTCCTCCAGGTCTATGTCGCCCTCGGGGCCACCGACATCGCGATGACCGCGCTCAAGCTGCAACAGTCGGACCAGTCCGGCGCGGGCTTCGCGGACGTCACCGGCGCGGTCTTCGGCACCTCCACGAAGATCGACGGCGCGGCCAGCACCCTGCCATCGGCGACGGACGATAACAAGGTGTTCCTGATCGAAGTCCCCCTGCAGGGCAAGAAACGCTACTTCGACCTCGTCGCCACGTGCGGCGATGGTGCCGCCGGAACCTACGCGGTCGCCTGGGCCGTGCTGTCGCGGGCCAAGGATGCGCCCGTCACGGCCACGGAACGGGGCTGCGCCCAGATCCTGCGGGCCTAGGAGCAGCCATGCACGTGAAGCTCTTGCGGGAATGGCGCGGGTACCGCCTCGGTCGGATCCTCGACATGCCAGCCGGTCAGGCCGACATGCTCGAGCGGCGCGGCTTCGCGATGCCCGTCGGGAGCACGGCGGAACCGCGCACCAGGCAGCCGCGGCGCTTATCGCGCGCGAAATAAGGCGAGGGCCGCATGGCACTGAAAATCACCGTCGCGCCGACGGCCGAACCGGTAACGGTGGGCGAGGCCCTCGCCCATTGCCGGATCGATCACAGCGACGACAACGCGATGCTGCTGCGGTTGATCGCGGCCGCCAGGCGGCGCGTCGAAACGACGCTGCGGCGGTCGCTGATGCCGCAGACGCTGCGGCTGTCGCTCGATGCGTTTCCCGCCGGGGCGATCCTGCTGCCGCGGCCACCGGTCACGGCGGTGACGACGGTCGCCTACACGGATCTGGCCGGCGACAGCCAGACGCTGGCGGACTACCAGCTCGACACCGAGCGCGAGCCGGCGCGGCTGTTGCCGGCCTACGGCGACTGCTGGCCCGGCGCGCGCGACCAGGCCAACGCCGTGCAGGTCACCTACCAGGCCGGTTACGCAACGGCCGAAGCGGTGCCGCAGACGATCAAGCTCGCGATCCTGATGCTCGTGGCCCACTGGTACGAGCACCGGGAAAGCGCGATGGACGAGGGCAAGCTCAGCGAGACGCCGCAAGCGGTCGAGTTCCTGCTCGGCGGCGAGCGCGTCGTGCGGTTTGCCTGAGACGCGAGGAGGCGTCCACGTGAAGCCACAACCGGTACCCCAACTCGACTATGCCGGCCTGCGGCGCGTGCTCGAAGCGCGGCGGGGTGCCCGGATCGTCACGCTGGTGAGCGTGACCACGCCCGCGATGCGCAAGAAGGACAACCCATTCTTCGGGCTCGTCGAGCGGGTCGTGCGCCGCAACGGAATGTGCGGGGCGAACTACGAGTCGAGCGTCAACCGCAGGCGCGTCAAAGAGGAACAGCCCACCGACGACGAAGGGATCGTGCTGCAATTCACCGCGCTGCCGCTCCCGTGGGGCCAGCACGATGGCCCGTTCTTCGTGAAGCACACCCCCAAAGGGGCGTGCCAGGAACGCCTCTATCTCAAGTTTCTGCCGAATCGGAACCTCGAAGAGCAATGGCGGAACGCCGTCACGAAGCAACCGCTGAACCCGTCGCAGGTCGAACTGCTGAAGCCGTTCCTCCGCACGAGCGGTGGCTCTTCCCGCCAGGAGATCGACAACCAGGTCGAATGGCGGACGATCGCCCTCGACTCGATCGAGCAGATCACAATCGACGGCGAGCTGTACGTCCTCGATCACCCGCAACCCTTAACCCTGGAGTGTGCCGCATGAAGGTGCGACTGATCCAAGACGCGGACGGTCTCGAAGGACCGCTGACGATCGGCACGGAGATCGAACACCCCGATTCCTTTCGGCTCGTGGAGCTCGGCATCGCCGAGCCGGCCGACGACGAATGCCGCCTGAAATGCGAAGCCCGCAAGCTGGCTCGCGCCTCCCGTGCCGCTGCGACCGCCGCCCGGCGCGCCCGACGGCCGTCGCCCGAGGCCCCCCACGGCGGACACGCGATCGTCACCCCACCGGAGGCCAGCCATGCAGGCGGGAAAGCTCAACCAACGGGTCAAGATCTGGCAGCCGGTCGAGGAGCAGCAGGACTCGGGCGAAATGAAGATCGTCCGGTGGACGCTGTTCAAGACAGTGTGGGCCGCGGTAAGCCCGGTAAGCAGCCGGGAGTACTGGAGCAGCCCGCAACTCCAGGCGACGGTAAGTCACCGGGTGCGGCTTAGATACGTTGCCGGGATCACGGTCAAGATGCGCTTCGAGCATGCCGGCCGGTATCTCAACATCGCGGCCCCGCCGCGGAACACGGACGAACGCAATCGCGAGCTCACGATCGACTGCATCGAGGCGACCTGACCATGCCTGTTGCCAAGTTTACCTTAACGGGCTTCGACAACCTGGCGGATCGCCTGGCAAAGCTGGGCGAAAAGACAGCGGGCCGTGTGATCCGAGGCGCGCTCCGGTCGGGTGCCAAGATCGTGCAGTCCGGCGTGCGCGACGAGACACCCGTCGGCAAGACCAGGCTCCTCCGCAGTGCGATCCGCGTCCGGGCGATGAGGCGCAAACAGCATCGAATCGGCGTGATGGTCACGGTCGGCGCGGCCTTTTTCAAAGGTGAAACGTTTTATGGCGGCTTCGTGAACTACGGACACTCCATCGGCCGACGCTCGTCGAATGCGGACCTCGGCTTGCGAAAGGGCAAGCGGCGGACAAGGGCCGAGCGGTGGGCGGCCGATGACCGCGACATGCTGCGCCGCAAGGTTCCGCCCAACCCCTTTGTCATGCGGGGCTTCGAGGCGAAGCAGGATGATGCGCAGGAAATCGTGATCGCAGAAATCACCGATGGCATCATCCGGGAGGCGTCGGCGTGATCGAGGAAGGCCTGCGTGAATACCTGATCGGGCACGTCGAGTTGGCGAGCGTCGTCGCTGGCCGCGTTTATCCGCTGGTAATCCCGCTCAGCGTCTCGCAGGACTGCATCGTTTATCGAAAGCGTTCGGGCGGGCGCGTCCAGTTGATCGACCAGGCGGCGGGGGACGCGCGCCCGACGTTCACGATCAGCGCGTGCAGCCAGGAATACCAGCGGGCGGTCGATCTGGGGCAGCGGATTTTCCGAGCCCTGGAAATGTTCGACGGCACCTGGGGCACGCACGAGATCAACTGCGTGCGGAGTATCGACAGCCGCGACGACTTCTACGAGCCGGACGATGGCTCCGGCGTGTTCTGGTACCTGCGGCACGAAGAGTTCGAAATCCAGTTCAGCGAGGAAATCCCAGCCTAACGGAGGAATGCATGGCAAAAGTCAACGGCAAGGGCACGACCGTCGAGGTCAGCATTTCGGGCACGTTCACGGCGATCGCACAGATCGTGTCGGTCACGCCCCCGGCCCTGAAGCAGCAGGCCACGATCGACACCACCAGCATCACGGACAACGACGTCCGCCGCCAGGCGAACAAAGTCCGCGACTGGCAGAACGTGAAGGTCAAGCTGCAGTGGGACCCGGCCAACACGGGCCATCAGTACCTGATGACCTCGGCCCGCGCCGGGACGACCGAGTCCTGGAAGGTGAAGTGGACGGACGCGGACACCACCGAAGCGGCGTTTTCCGGGTTCCTCGACAGCTTCCCGTTCGGCGAGCTGACGAACAACGTCGTCCAGACGATCGACTTCGAGATCGCCGTGGATGGCGACGTGACGATCTCCTGAGAGGATCGCGCGCGAAATGATCGACGCGGACCAGCCACCACTGTCGCCGGACGCGGGCTGCGCGGAGCCGCCCGCACGTTTGCGGCGCGCGCTGATCGAAGCGCGGCACGCCGTCTGGAACGGCGATCTGCTGCTGTTCCCCGGCCGCGGCCCGATCTCGGTGGCCGGCCGGGGCAAGTACACGCACGCGGCGATGGCCGGCTGGTGGCGGCACGAGCTGATGTGCGTCGAGCTGCGCGAGTGGCTCGGCGGACGGGCGGTGACGCTGGCGAGTCAGCTCGCGGCCCATCCGGCCGGCATCGATGTCTTTCGCCCGGTCGTCACGGACCGCGATCGGGAACGCGCGCTGGACATTATGATCGGGAAGGCCGGGAAGCGCTACGGTTACCGCCAGGTGCTCGCAGCGGCATTGCTGCATCTGCCGGTCGTGCGGTATTTTGTTCGGCCGGATACGTCGCGCGACTTGGCCGAGGCCTCGCAGCGGCCGGAGTACTGCTCGCAGGCCGTCTGCAACGCCTACCATGCCGCCAGCGGCCGCGACCCGGTCCCGCACCTGGCCGATCGCCTCACCGAGCCGAGCGACCTCGCGCGGACCACGTTCTTTGCGTACCAGTTCACCCTCGCCCCCTGATCGGAACCAAGCATGCTCAGCCGCGACCAGATCAAACGCGCCCACGACCGCCCACGGGAGTGGGTGCCCCTGCCCGAATGGGCCGAGGAAGGCCAGGACCCGGCGACCGTCGGCGTCTGGGTCGGCACGATGAGCGCGCGCCAGCAGGACCTGTACGACCAGCTCTGCTATCGCCTCCGCGGCGATGACGCGCCGGTGCTCGACGAGGAGGCCGCTGGCGACAGCAGCGTCCGCGCGCTCGTCGCGGTGTTCACCTGCCAGAACGAGGATGGCTCGCTGTTCTTCGAGGAAGCGGACCGGCACTGGCTGGCCAACAAGGGGGCTCCGCCCTTGAGCCGGATCCTCAATGCGGCCGTCTCGGTCAACCAGATGCGCCGCGCGGATTCCGACGACGCGAAAAAAAACTCCGCAGCGACCCCAACGAACAGTTCAAATACCGCCTCGCCCTCGCCCTCGGCATGACGGTCGAGCGGTTGCTCGACGAGATGTCCGGGCCGGAGTTACGGCGGTGGAAATTATACGAACAACAGGTCGCGCCGCTCTGGTCGAACTGGGACGTTGCGGCGCTGATCAGCACGATGGTCGGCAACGGCCTGATGCCGCGAGACGATGGGAGCCGGTGGACACCGGATCATTTCCGGGCCGATCCCCGATCGCCCGAGGAACAGGCGGCCGACTCCGCGAGACAGTGGAGTAATTTTGCCGCACTGATCGAGATGGAATAGATCATGAGCGTCATCGCCGCACTCAATGTGAATCTGACCGCCGCCACCGGCGGATTCGACAACTCGATGAAGAGCTCCGCCAGCGTCATGCGCCAGTGGAAGCGTGAGGCGACCGCCGCATTCGAAGCCACCCGCACGCCACTGGAACGTTATGAGGCCGAGATCGCCAAGCTCGGCAGACTGCTCGATCAGAACCTGATCGACTTCGAGACCTGGCGGCGGGGGGTCACGCGGGCAACCAACGCCCTCGATGCCGCGACTCCCAAATTGCAGACTTTCGGCGGGAAGCTGCGCGGGATGATGAGCGGCCTCACAAGCAGCGCCGGAGCCAACCTCGCGGGCGCGTTCGGCGCATACAAGCTGGCCTCCTTCGCCGCCGAATCGTTCGCGGCGATCGATGCCCTCAACGACGTGGCACAGGCCACAGGCACGACGACCGAACGACTCGGCGCGCTCCACGTAGCGGCCACCCTGAACGGTTCGAGCATCGAGCAGATGGACGCGGCGCTCGGCTACCTCAACAAGAATCTCGGCAACGCCGAAGGCAGCAAGAAAATCCAAGGGTCGCTCGACGCCCTGGGCCTGAGCGCCGCGCACCTGCGGCAGATCGGGGCCGGCAATGCGATCGTCGAGATTTCGCAGGCGATGCTGTCGATCGAGGATCCCGCCGAGCGCGCCCGGATCGCGACCGACCTGTTCGGCAGGTCGGGACTCGAACTGCTCAATGTGCTGGCGATCGGACGGGCCGGGTTCGCGGATGCGGAGGAGAGCGCGAAGGCCTACGGCGCGGCCATCAGCACCGTCGGCGCGGAGAACGTCGCCGCCGCGGCCGATGCGTTCGACGGACTCAAACTCACGGTCCAGGGGCTCTTCAATGACCTGGCGGTTGAGATAGCACCGTTTGTAAAGTGGTTCTCCGAAAAGCTGATGTTCGGCATCTATGGTGCCAAGCTGGCGTTTCTGAACCTCGCCGAAGTCATCGTCGGGGGCATCAGGTCGATTCTCGACGCGGCCAGCTATCTGCCGGGTGGGCTCGGTGGTAGCGTCGCTTCGAACGCATCGGAGTATGCAGGCGCGATCCTTGAGGGCCTCGAAGCGCGGGAGCAGGAAATCTGGAACCACGTCGAAGTGCTCGACCGGCAGACCCGCGGCGTGCAGGAGCAGAACAAACCATTCGTGCGCTCGCCGCAGTTGGCTGCCGTCGCGGCCGCGATTGGCCCGGCCTCAATGGGCGGAACGCAGGCACAGGCGGCCGCCGGTTTTGCCCAGTTCCAGCAGGATGTGCGCGGGTTCCTCGCATTTGGGCAGGCCGCGATTCAGGCGGGGCGCGAAGAGGTGGCCCGGCAGGGGGTCGCGAACCTCCAGCGCGACGCGATGAACTTCGTCGATTTTCTGAAGGCCGCCAAGGAGCGCGCCGACAAGATCCTCGACGAGAAGGCCGCGGCCGCGATCGACGCCGCCAAGACGCCGCTCGACAAGTTCAACCAGACCATGAATGACCTGGAGGTCCTGAAGAACACGGGCAAGATCAGCGAGGACGTGTACGCGGCCAACAAACAATCGGCGCTCGAAGAGCTGGACCGCTCCACCGCGGGCGCTCGGGAATACCGCCCGATCGCGGCGCTCGAACGAGGCTCGGCCGCGGCCTTCAGCGCCGCGATGGCCAACAAGGCCCCGAAGACCGAACAGGAGATCCTCAATCAGGCCAAGGAGCACAACGCGCTGCAGCGCGAGACGATCAAGGCAATTCAGGACTCCAAGCCGCAGGTGGCGGGGGTGCGGCGATGAGCGTCATCAGCGTGACTCAGCCCTGGGACGGACGTGGCGGCAACGCCAACGTAAAGTGGGAACAGAAAGCGACGCGCGTCCTGATCGTGCAGACCGATAATTACAACGATGATGAATGGTCTGTGCTCACCTCGGGCTACGTGCCCACGCGGTTTGCCCCGCATCCTGGCAATCCGTACCTGCTCGCCCGCGACGTGAATTGCGCCCCGCATGGGAACAGCCGCTGTCACTGGAAGGTCACGATCAATTACGACAACCAAGTGGATCCCGCTCAGAACGAGGAGAATCCGCTGCTGCGGCCGGGAATCGATGAATGGAGTTTCGCCCAGTACCAGACGATCGCCGTTAACGACCGCGACGGCAAGCCGATTCGAAACACGGTCGAGCAGCCCTTCGACCCGCCCGTTGAGAAAGACGAATCGCGGCTCGTGCTGGTCTATTCGCGCAACGAGGCCTATTTCCCGGTCGCGCTGGCGGAACAGTACATGGACGCGATCAACTCCGACACGTTTTGCGGTCGGCCGGCCGGGCATGTGAAATGCCAGAATATCAACGCTACCAAGCAGTTTGAGAACGGCACGGCTTTCTACGCGACGCGCTATGAATTCCACTTCAACGGCAAGGGCTGGGACAAGGAAATCCTCAATCGCGGCACGCGCTACCGGCTCCAGGCTGGCGGCCCCTACGTGCACTTGACGCCTGGCCTCGAGCCGATCCTGCTAAAGGCAAACGGCACCAAGCTGCCCGATGGGAGCGATCCCGCCGCCGCCGATTACGTGACCGCGAAAGTGTACGATAAGCTGCCGTTCAGCGTGTTCAACATCAGCCTGTAAACAAGGAGCGAACATGGGGCAAACGATCATCGACCAGGACATGCATATCAGGGGCACACTCTCGGCGCAGACGCTGGCCCCGCCGGCGGGCTGCATCACCGACGCGGCCGTGGCGGCCAGCGCCGCGATCGACGCGAGCAAACTCATCCGCCACCAGTCGGTCGATGTCGAGTTGTGCCCGCCCGGCACCGACGTAGCCGCGATCAACAAACTCCTGCACATCGCCCGCGCGGCGGGCACGCTGATGGGCTTCGAAGTCGCGATCACCGGCGCGATGACGGGCAACCGCACCGTGACGATCGACCTGCAGCGCAGCACCGGCGGCGGCGCGTTCGCCACCGTGCTGACCGCGACGATCGGCCTGACCAGCGCGACGGTGGTCCGCACGGCCACGGCGGGCACGATCAACACGACGGCGGTCGCCGACGGCGACATCTACCAGATCGTGGTGACGCTCGGCGGCAGCAGCGGCACGCTCGCCCAGGGCCTGCTCGCGACGCTCCATCTCGAAGAGCAGTACACCTGACCCCCCGACATTTCGCGCGACATACGATGGGCTACCTCCTCGACAAACAATCGCTCGACCGCCTCGACCGCGTGCTGCCGCGGGTGGAACGCGCGCCGTTCGGCGACCCGTCTGGCCGTTGGACGCGGGGCCAGGAGACGCTCTGGTACCCATGTAAGAATGTGTCCGCGCAGGTGATTCCTGCACACGGCGTCTGCCGCCAGGTCACCAGCATCCTCGATGGGGATCACTTCATCCTCGGCGTGAATGCGATGGGCACCACGGTGGACCGTGAGACGTGGGTGACCTGGGGGCAAGACATTCAGCCGGGCGAGTATGGAATGTGCACGCAATTCGCCGTCCCGCTGCTGGCGTGTTACGACGAGGCAGACGGAACTCCGGCGATGAACGAAACGTGGGGGCCCGCGCCGTCGAGCTTCAAACTACGGAAACACCGGCCGGGATACCGAATTCTCCGCCCCTACACCGACCGCAAGCTCGCGTATTGCGTTTACGATCCGCCCACCGTGCTGCTCGGGAAGCTGGACTATTTTCCGGTGCGCACCGAGGGTGCGACCGCCACCATCTATTACGGCCCCGCAGGCTCGGAGGTTTCCTCCGGGCAGACCGTGACATGCCGCAATTACACAGCGTTCGAATGGTATGTCCCCTCGGGTGGCTCGCCGGCAATCAACGCGGGTTGGTGCAATCTGCTGTGGTGCAAGAACGAGTGGTGGGTGGTGCCTACGGACAGTTACTTCACAACAGCCAAGGCAACGAGCAACTGGAAGATCGCTGGCGGAACCAGCACCTATGTCACGGCCACCCTTTGGGACGGGGCGGCAAACGGTTTCTACGGCCCCTCGGTCAACGTGTATCTGCAGGTCGGCACATACAGCGCGAACGTTGCTGCGCCGAATCAGCTCGCGAATGACGTGCTGACCGTGATGTACACGCGCACCGGCGGGCTCGGGAACTTTCAGTGGATCGCGCTCGATCCGATTCTGGACGCGCCGATCGGTACAGTCCGGATGATGACGAACTCCACACTGCCACGGGGCTGGGGCCTCATGGACGGCACGTCGAACTCGGTCGCAAACGGTGGGTCCGGATTCACAATGACGAACCTTTTCCCGCGAGCTGCCAGCAGTCCTGGAGGCACTGGCGGGGCCGACTCACACACTCACACCGCGACATGCGGGGGACCAAGCGCGGCCGTGTTGACGACAACCGGGGCCGCCCCGAGTGTGGCCACAGGCGACCACACCCACACGATCACGGTGGCCAGCAGTTCGAACGTCCCGGCCTACCGTGCCCTCCGATTCATCGAACGACTCGACAATCACTCGAGCTAAGCGCCGCGCACCAAACTGGCCGCATTCGAAGCCACCCGCACTCTAAAATGAGCGCATCGGTCTTCGGAACCGAGGGTTGTAGGTTCGAATCCTACCGGGTGTACTGATCGCAGGCCTCTGTTGACGGTTTCGCCGCCATTCAGACAGTATTTGACGCATGTGCGCCTGCCGATCTTCGCTCCGCCGGGTGCAGCTAACACCCGGCGGGGCAACCTTACACCCGCGCGTCGGGCGCGGCAGGTGGGTTCGAATCCTACCGGGTGTACTGATCGCAGGCCTCTGTTGACGGTTTCGCCGCCATTCAGACGGTTTGGTATGCTGTGCCTGCCGATCTCCGCTCCGCCGGGTGCAGCTAACACCCGGCGGAGGACATTTCTCACGACTGGAGGCGATCATGTTGTTCAGAGTAGCTGCCGCCCTGCTGCTGTTGGTCAGTTTCGGATGCGGGCGAGAATTGTGCGTGGACGCGACGAACGACCAAACGTTCAAAGAGTCTCTGGATGCGATCCGCAATTCGCTGAGCGAGGACGAGCGGGAGGAATTTGAGGAGTCGTGCAAAACGATCCTGAAGCAGAGCGTCGGGAACATGGCGGAGACAATCCACCACCCGAAGGATTTCATGGCGCGATTCAAGGAACGCATCGCAGGAAAGACCGCGGCCGAGATCATTGCTGAGAGCCGCCGGGTGGAGTGAGGCCAAAACAACCCTCGGTTCAGTAGACCGAGGGTTGTTTCCGTCGCGAACCTGGATAGACCTGGGTGACTGGGAAAGCGCGGCGATACGCGGCTTGACAATCTGGCAGCGAGCCAGCAAGCGGTCGGAAACCCGCATGTCTTGTGCCCATCGTGCGCCTTTGTTATCATGCCCAGATAACACCAGCAAGACGCAGGCGTTCACGGTAGGAGGCCATGCTTGGGGGCCTGGTAAGGAGTGCAAACGATGGCGCACGTATTCGGAGACAATCTGCGGGAACTAAGACTGAGGGCCGGGATCGGGTTGCGCAAGTTCGCGATGCTCGTGGGGGAACTTCCGGAGAACATGAGCGCGATTGAACACGGACGGCGACTGCCGCCGCAATCGCCCGAGCGGTTGCGGGCGATGGCCGATGTGCTTGGCTTGACCGAGGGGACTTCGGAATGGGATGCGTTTTTTGATAGCGCCGTTGCTGATCGTCCTGGGCAACTTCCGGCCGATGTCGAGGAAATGGCCAACTGGAAAATGGTTCCGGCTTTGATGCGAACGATCAAGGGATTGCGACTGACCGACGGGCAGCTTAAGGATCTCGTCGAGTATCTTGCAGCTTTAAGGAGGCAAAACACTAATGGTCCCAACGGAATTTCCAGAGTACACGACAAAAGAAATCGAGCGGCGCGCGGCAAACCTCCTGAAGGCTAAGTGCGGTCAAAACCCACATCCGCCGATCGACCTCGAACTTTTGCTGGAAAGCATGCCGGGAGTTCGACTGGACATCATCACCAACCTCAGACTGAGGCACAACGTTGAAGGATGTGTTTGCAAGGAGCTGGAGTCCGGCCTGATCTATGTTTACGTTGACGCCGAAATTGCACGCAACGAGTTTCACTACCGAACGGTGATTGGCGAAGAGCTGGGACACATTCAACTGCACGCCAAGCTCATTGAGTCGCTCCAGTGCGTTGATGACTTCCTGGACATCCAACATCATTGCGACTGGATGATCGCCGAGAGAGACGCGCGTTCCTTCGGTCGCGCGATTGCGATGCCATTTCCCGCCTTGGTCAAGGAAGCGGAGGCGATTTACGAGTCGCTGGTGGACGTTGCTGGTTTTGGCGATCGCAATGCGATTGAAAAGTACTTGCGCAATGGCCTCGCCGATACGTTTGGGGTGCGTCCGGACGACATTCAAAGACGCTTAGTGCGGCCGCCGTCCAACATTCTTGAAAGGGTTGCTCTTTCAATTCGGAAATGCAGTAGCGAGTTGCTCCCGATCGTCCTGGAGGCGTTGCCGGACGCCACCCACGGGCAGAAGCGACTCTGGCAGGAGGAAACCTTTATTACCTAGGCAGCCGTTAGTTTCGCGTCCAGGCCTCCGAAAAGCGGACGCGCGTCTCGACCGCGACCGCCAGCCCCAGCTCCGCCGCCCAGCGCGGCAGCAATTCGTCGCTCGGCTTCTTCTGCCCAGCCTCGAGCATCGCCAGATACGGCCGCGATACGCCGAGGCGGGCCGCCAGTTCGGCGGGCGTCAGCCCGTGCGATTCGCGGGCCTTGCGGAGGCGTTTGCGGTGGGCGGCGGTGAGCGGGATCGCAGGCATCTTCTCCTCCAGGTTAGCGTGATCTGTCAGCGAGCAGGCCGATTGCGGCGCTGCGGCCCGCCGGGTCGTTCTGCAGCCCGAGGCGCGCGATCGTGCCGAGCACCTCCGCCACCGTGGCCGGCACCATCCGCACGCGGTGCCCGCCCGCCTCGAGCTGGCGGCGGATCACGGCCAGCCGCTCGCGGTACTCGCTGAGCGGCATGTCGCCGCAGCCGGTCGCGATCCATTCGGGCCATTCGCCGTCCGGCACATCCCAGAGGCAGACCTCGGCCGCCGTGCGCGCTGCGCGCTCCGCGAACCGGGCCATTGCCCGCGTCTGGCGGGCGCGGCGGAACGCGTCGCGGTAGATGTCGCCGTGTGCCCCCGCCGGATCGTAGCCGTGCCGCCGCAGATCGGCCTCGCGTTTCCTGCGAGGCCAGCGCTGCGCGGCGTGCAGATCGGCCAGTTCGTTGAGCGACGGCATGCCGCACCTTCCTTTCGCACAAGCAGCCCGCCCCAGCAGTGTAACCGTGCGGCTTGCTGAGGGCCGCGCCAGGGCGGGCTGGAGACTCGTTACAGGCCCGCCGCTGCGAGGATCGCCTCGACCTCGGCCTCCACCCAGCGCGGTTCGGCGAAGCCGCGCGTCTCGCTTTCGATCATTCGCGACACCGTATCGGCGTCGGCACGCTTCGCCGCCCGCGCGTCCACGTCAAACCACTCCATGATTTCGCCCGACGCCGCTCGGCACCGCACCCAATAGCGGCCGCCCGCCGCCTTGACCATCTTCGCGGCGTACTTGCGCAGTCGAATCGTGCGTTCGATCTTCGCCGCGTACTTCACCGCGAACTCCACGGCGTCGGCAACGCAATAGTAGTCGGTTCGGTTGTACTTTTTGCTCGTGTGGTGCCATTCGCATGCGCCGATCGTCGTGAGCGCGATCCGCGCCGCATCGCGGGTGCAGCCCGCCTGCTCCGCGACCTCGTGGATCGCGTGGGTCAGCGGCCACAATCCTTCGCTCTCGGCCTGGATTGCGTTGTTGCTCTTCGAATAACCAAAATAGCCTGCCATGTCCGATCGCTCCCGGCCCTTGCGGGGCCAACTCCCACCTGCCGTCCGGTGGGCCGACTCGCGGGTCGTCCGCGTCTCTCCCCATTGTAACCGAATCGGTTACACCGTCAACCCCGCTGCACCGTTTTTTCTGGAAGCCCGGAAAATTCCGCCCCGCCAGAATTCTTTTCGCGCGCCGTTGACAATTCCCGCGCCGCGCGCCATAACACTCGCCTTCAAATACTGTGCGGCCCTCGGGCCGCGTTACTGAACATGGCGGCGAGTCTCTCCGAACACCAGCGATCCGGTTAGCTGCCGGGTCGATCTTAGCCGAGCAGGGCTAGGTCGCGTGATCGAAGGATTCGCCAGGACTCCTGGAGAATTTTCCGTCGATCGGCCGTTTTTCGCCGCCATGTTTCGCGGCCAGCGGCTTCACCCTTTCGCTCGGCACCCGCGCGGCATTCGGGCTGCGCCGTGGCTCCTCGCCACGGCGAAGCGCCTGGTGGCCGGTCGCGCACGCACGTCTGACCTCGGCAGGGGCGGCAATCCAGCCACCCCTGCCGAGGCGGACCGTCCGCGGGTTCCGACCTACAGTTGCCAGATGATCGCGCCAATCGGACCAACGCGCAGGAACCGGCCACGATGGGGCACGCTGCCCCGTGCGGCCGCCAGCTACTTCCGCGGGCTCGCTGCCCGCAGGGACGCCGTCACGGACGCGCAGCGAGCCACGCGGCCCGTAACCCCACGAGGCCAACATGGCAACCATCTCGGCAGAACCGGTGCCGCCGGCGCAATCGGAGCGACCGGCGTTGCGGCTGATCACGGACGTCGAAGCATCGTCACCAGGCGGGCTGTCGCCCGCGATGCGACTCGGCGAGTTCTACAGGCGGTTTTTCGAGCGGGTCGTCCTGGAGACGGCCCGCGCCAACGCGCAGACGCTCGCGAGCTACCGCGAGTCGGTCGCGCACTGGCAGCGGATCACCGGCGACCCGCCGCTGGCGGAGATCAACGATTTCACGTGCGCGGAGTTCGCGGTCGGACTGGCCGCGCTGCCCGGCCGCAAAGACCCGCTGATGGCCGTGTTCACGATTCGCAAGCACGTGCGCAACGTGCAGCGGGTCCTGAACCACGCGGGGCCGCGGATCGCGGGCGATCGCACGGCCCGTCGCAACCAGTCGCTACTCGGCGAAGTGCCGCTGATCGAGCGGCCCGCCGCCGACCTCGAGCCACCGGACGGCGACTTCACGATCGCCGAGACGGTGCAGATCCTGCAGGCCTGCGGCCGGCTGCCGCCCCGCGCGCCACGCGCTGCGGCCGTGGGCGTTTCGCCGGGTACCTGGTGGCGCGCGCTGATCGTGTTTCTGTTTTACACGGGCCTGCGGATCGGCGCGACGATGCGCCTCGAATGGAGCATGCTCGAAGGCGAGTGGATCAGGGTCCCGAGCCGCACCAGCAAGCAGCGGCGCGGCAAGAAGCAGTTTTTCCACCCGGAAGCCCGCGAGGCGATCGAGCCGCTCCGCCGCGGCCAGGCGTTGATCTTCGCCTGGCCCAACTGGATCGAGAAGCAGGGAGCGCGGCGCTCGATGCGGCGCGTGTTCGAGTGCCTGCTCGCACGGGCCGGATTGCCCGAGCAGCGGCGGTTCGGCTTCCACGCGTTCCGCAAGGAGCATGCGACGGAGCTGGCCTCGATCAACCCGCTCGCCGCGCAGATGTCGCTCGGCCACACGGACATGCGGACCACGCAGCAGCACTACGTGAACCCGCGGATCACGGCCGCCGCGATCCAGCAGATGCCGTCGCTCCGCGCGGCGGAGAAGACCGGCGACACGAGACAGATGCGGCTGTTCGACTGAGCGGCCGCGCGGGATCAGCCACGATGGGTTCGGCCGCGTCCGCGGGTGGTCCGCGGCCGGCCGAGCCCGTCTATTCACGAACGGCCACGGATGGCGGAAAGGAGGTGCCCTTCTTCGATCGACGGCTGGCTGGCGGAGCGCGGCGTTGACTTCCCGCCGCGCTCCCTTTTTTACACCACGAGTCCAAGACTCAAACCAAGGAGTGGCGTATGCGCACGACGATTTCGACGCTCTCGAACGCGGAGCTGTGCCGGCAACAGGGCTGGCACGAAGGCTCGATCCTCGAGGGCGAGACCCACGACTGCGAAGGACGGCGCGTGTCGATCCGGATCCGGATCACGGCGATCGGCGAACGGGCGATCCTCGCGCGGATGATCATGCTGGGTGGCATCTGGCTGCACGGCGCGGCGGATGAGCTCGTGTACGACCTCCACGGCCGAGACTGGGAGAAAGTCTGATGCGCGAACTGACCGTGCTGATCCTGACGATCGTCACCGCCCTGGTACTCGCGTGCCTGGCGGAACGGCCCAACGACTGACCCGGCCCACTGTGGGCCACCACTGTTCGAGACCCATGACAGAAAGGAATGAACCATGACCAACGCCCTGACCAACGCCCTTACCCTGCGACCTGGACTGTCGCTGACGCGATGCCGCCACGAGCGGATCGTACTCACGACGGCGGCCGGCGAGACCATCGAGTTGACCGTGCTCGCGATCACGCGACGCGAGGTCAAGTTGCACTTCGCGGCCCCCGCGAATGTGACGATTTTCCGCAGCGAGCTGGTGGGCACACCGCAGCCCGAACCAACCGCCGCCTAGCGCCGTCGCGGACGGAAAGGACTCCCGATGACGCAATATGTACTCGACTTTTCGAGCCGCCAGGTTGAGCGCCGCGCGATGCTGCACGCGGCGCTCGTCGAGACCAAGCGGGCCCGCCACCGCGTGACGCCGCTGCACTGGTCGCTCTTGCAGTGGCTGCTGAACCTCGACGACGGCTGTCTGCGGAAGTCGCACGAGGACATGGCGGACGCCCTGTTCACCACCACGAGCACGCTCCGCCGGGCGATCAACGATCTGGCCGGGTGGAAGCTGATCACGGTGGCCGAGCAGGTCTATGCGACGAATGGCCAGGGGCCGAACGAATACCGGCTCGACTGGGACGGCATTCGCACCTGGCATGCCCGCTTGCTCGCGCGGCAGGGGTTCCGGATACCCCCTGCTCAAATTGAGCACCCCCCTGCTCAGTTTGGACAGGGGGGTGTTCAATTTGGACAGCCCCCTGTCCAAATTGAACAAGCCATTAAGGAATACACTTCCTCTAGTATTCCTTCTGTTTTCATTCCTCCCCCTCCCCCCCCTCCAAACCGCTGTCAAATCAGGGAGGGGGAGGAAGCAGTTGCGCAAACTTCGAAGGGCGATCCGGCCCCTGCCGGCCAGGCCCCTGCCTGGGCAGCCGTCGAAGCGAAGCTCCGTGCCCTGGGGATGCGCGAAGTGGCGACGACCGTCGCCAGCGCTCGCCACGGCCGCATGCCGATCGCCACCTGCCTGGCGGCGATCGAGTTCTTTGAAGCGAACCACGGCGCTTGGAAGGTCGGCGCGCTGTGCTACTTTGTCCGCGGCTGGCGCGACAACCTGGCCGTTGATGATCCGTCGCTCTGGCCCAGCCCGGACGACGGGTGGCGGAAACGCGCGTACACCGAGGCCCGCGGTATCCGCGAGCAGGGACGCGCACGCGGCGCATCCGACGCCGTGATCCGCAAGGTGATGGCGGCCCACAATTGCCTGTGGTTCGCCAGGGAACTGCTCGGCGAGACCCACCTCGCGGAGGTGCACGCATGATGCGATATCGCAGTGGTACGTCTGGCACTGAGCGATTGGCGGCACTCGACATGTGGGTGATCTACGAGCGGCCGAGCGACTTTCCGGACAGCTACGTCGCGCGGCTGTTCCGGATCACCGGCCACGCGGAGCCGTCGCCGCTCGCGCACATCGCCGAAACCCTGCAGGAAGTCCGGAAGGCGATCCCGCCTGGCCTGGTGCGGATCGATCGCGATCCGCTCGACGAACCGCAGATCGTGGAGATCTGGTTATGAGCGAAGCGCACAACTCCGCAATCGATGCCGCCTGGCTCATGGCTGAGATCGCCCGGATCGACGAGAGCAACGTCACGCTCGACCGGTATCGCGACGGGATCGTCGCGGCGGGCCTGTCGCCGCAGTACGCGGCCATCTCGTGGCGCAGCGGCGCGTTCGCAAGGGAGGTCGGCCGAACCGCCGAAGAGGCGTTGACGGCGCTGCTCGCCCAGGTGGTCGCGCGCGACCTCGATCGGCGCGACCGGGAGAAACAAGCAACACGCAGCGGCGGCGTGCGATCCGCCGCACCAACCCCTTTTCGACAGGAGCCGAAACATGGCAGGCAAACTGAAGAACGCGCCTCGGAGCAGGAAACCGAAGGCGGAGAAACCGACTCGCGCGAGCCGGATTGAGATCGTTGAGGATGCCGCGATCACCTCGGCCGATCGAGCCGAAGCGATCAACCAACTGCTGCAGGCGCACGAACTCACGGCGCGGGAAGCGGCCACCGACGCGAAAGCGAAGATCGCGGTCGAACATTGGCGACAACGGCTGTTGCGGCCGGCGTTCGGCAGCACGCGGATGGAACTGGTCGGCGGGATGACCCTCGCGCCCGCCGAAGAGGGCGTGCGGGTCGAGATCGACGGCCGCAGCGGTCTGCTCGTGTGGCACGAGCTGGTCGCTGCGTCGCGCGACGCATTCGGCGAAGATCGCGATGAAGTCGAGGATCCGGACGCGATGCCGCGCGTCCAGGCGGGCAGCAAGATGATCGATTGCCCGCCGGAGGGCGTGCTGTGCGTCGTGCTGACGGCCGCGTGCGAGCCGAATCCGTTCCAGCCGCGGGGCGATTTCAACGACGACGAGCTGGCGGAACTGGCCGATTCGATCCAGGCCCACGGCCAGCTCACGCCCATCGACGTGCGGCCGAAGCCCGGCTGCCACTGGGAGTATCAGATCGCCGACGGCGAGCGGCGCTGGCGGGCGATCAAGCGGTTCGGCGGGAAGACCGTCGAAGTCCGGATCAAGCGGCGGAGCGACGAGCAGATGGCGATCATCGGCATGGAGACGGCCGTGCGGCGCGTCGAGCTCAACCCGATCGAGAAGGCCCGGCAGTTCGCCCGGTTCATCGACGAGTTCGGCTGGACGCAGGACCAGGTCGCCGCGAAATACGACACGAGCCAGGGGCAGGTCTCGAACCTGCTGCGACTGTTGCGGCTGCCGGAATCGATTCAGCAGCGGATCATGGCGCGCGAAATACCGGCCACCCACGCGCGGCTGCTCGTTCCGTACGTCGATGCGCACGAGAGCTTCTGGCGGCGGCTCGAGAAGGAAGCGGACCTCGGCAAGGGGCCGATCGAATCGCTGCCCAACTGGGAGCGCTCGGTGAACGCGGCGCGGGGCTGGGAGAACATCGACGACCCGCCGCAAGCGCGGGACTGGTGCACGCGCCTGCCGAGAGTCCCGTTGACCGCGGAGCAGATCGCGAAGCTGCACATCGTCGAGCGGACCACGCCGATCGGCGGCGGTCGGACGCGGGTCGAGCGCTTCGCGACGAATCACGCGGCCTGGAAGCGGATCGTCGCGGACCACGAGAAGCGGTACCTGGCCGAACACCCGGAGCAGCGACCGAAGCGACCCAGTCGCGCGGCGGCAAAGGATCCCGCTGCGGCCTCGACCGCGGATCGCGGGAAGGAGCCGGGCATCACCCCGCACCAGCGCCAGGAGTTTCTCGCCCGCTGGCGCACCCACCTCGTGGGCGACCGGTTCGTGCAGCTCAAGCCGGAGGAGCCGGACTATCAGGCACTGCGGCTGTTCGCTGCCGGGCGCGGAACGATCACCGCCGTCCGCCTCTTCGAGGCGGCGGCGCAACTGAAGGGGGTCAAGAAACTCAAGCGCGGCACCTCCGCCGGCGACTTCGCCGCCGCGCTCCAGCTCCTCGTCGCGGCCGGGCAACTCGCGAGGGTCGAGCGGGAACTGCTCGTCGCCTGGTTTCGCAGTGCGGATCATGACCGACTCGATCCGGACGAAGCGGCCGCGGCGGCCCAACTGCTGCGGATCGAGCTCGACGCGGAATGGAGGCGGGATCTGGCTGGACCGCTCACCGTGGGATTCCTCAAGTTGCACTCCCGCGAGGAACTCGCGGCGTTGCTCGGGGAGTACGGCCAACTCGCACCACCGCCCGCGACCGCGAAGAAGGAGCTCATCGACCGGCTGCTCGGCTGCCCGGAGTTCAAACGCCGACTGCCGCGGGCACTCGCGGAGCTGATCGCACCGGAAGCGAAGAAGGGAGGCAAGCATGGGAAAACGCGGTAAACAGAACTGGTCGAAAGACAAGCTGCCGATCGGCACGATTCGCCTGCGGACGCGCAGTCGCGGCGCGCTGACGGTCCGATTCATCAAGTTCACGAATCGTTACGACTCGGGCCGCAACTGGAAGCCGCTCGCGCGGTACCGCTGGGAACGCAAGCATGGGCCGGTACCGCCCGGGATGGTCGTCGCCCATCTGGACGGCGACTGTCTGAACGACGACTTCGCAAACTACGGTCTGCGAACTCCCGGTGAGGTCGCCCAGATCCACCACGCCCGCGATGCCGCGATGTCCGCCAGCAACCGGGCCCAATGCCGCGCGACGCTGGCCGCCTGGAATCGGCTGCGCAGTCGGCTCCGCAGGCGGACGAGAGGCTGCCGCAGTGGCTGGTTTCTCGTCCACCCGGCGCGCCGCACGATCGTCGATCGCGTGTTCAAGTCCCGACGCCAGGCCTTCGCGCACGTGGGCGTGCGCGTCGCGCGCAACGGCCGGGGGACGATCGCCAGCGAGTGGGAGGTGATCCGCGCGGCCCGCCTCTCGGACACGCGCTATGCGTCTTACCAGTTCGTGGAGGCGGCTGCCGCCACATCCTTCAACCAGAAAAGGAACAGCGCATGATCGCATTGAATTCCGACACCCAGGCCGCACTCGCGAGTCTCTCCGAGGAGGACCTGATCACACTGGTCCTGCACGAGATCGGCGAAAACAACGAGCGAGGTGCCAGGATCGTGGTCGCGCTCACCCCCAGCGCCGCCGTCGATCTCTACGCGGCGCTGGAGATCGCCAGCACGCGCAAAGCGGTGGCCGACCGCGAGGAGCTGGCTCGCCTCCTGCACCATTTCCGCGAAACGATCTCCGAACTGGGGCCAGGGCTCGCCGAGTTTGTGAGGCGCACCCACTGAGTGGCGCAGACGGCGCGCTTGCATCGCGCGCGGATTGCGGACATATTGATCCGCGTGGCTGCCAGGAGGAGTGCGATGGCCAGCGAGGAACTGCCGCGGGGCGACCGTGAGCCACAACGTGTGGTCACGGTCCGGATGCCGCGATCTCTGCATGCACGGCTGGTGCATGCTGGCAGTGTGGCGACCGAGAGCGAGCCGAAGCCGAGCATGAACCGGTTCTGCGTGCGGGCGATCGCCGAGGCGCTCGAGCGGATGCCGTCGCCTGAATCCGCCAGCTAGCGGCGGATCGCGGTGGCATCGACGCGCCCGCACGGCTAAGATCGAGCATCCCACTCGAACCCGCGTTGCCAGCAATGACGGATTCTGCGAGCATATCTGGGCCGACACGGCGCTCGTCGCGGGCGAATTTACGCCAGTTTGAGCGTCTGGCGCAGCTGATCGAGAGTGCCAAGGACCAGTGTCTCGTGGCCGGATTCAATGGTGAGATTCACCTGCGGATTATGGTCGGAGACGGCACGGCGCAGGACGTGCTGAAGACGGTCATCACCAAGGAACGGTAGCGGGATCGCGGTCGGCCCGGCGACGGGATCGGCGCGGCCTCCAGCCCAGGACTCGGGCTGAGCCTCACGACGTTTCGCCCCATGCGCGCGTTCGCGATCGCTCTCATCTCACTGGCAACCATCCCGTGCTTCGCGCAGTATTGCACTGGACCGGGCTGCTCGCCACCGGCGCGCGTGGTGGTGCCCGGCTACGTCCAGCCCGGCCCCTCAACTCTTCGTTCCGCGCCTCTGCCTGCGGTCGCGGCGGTGAGTGTGACCGTCGGCCGCACCCGCAGTGGTGGCAGCGGTACGCTGGTCGATCGCAACGATCAATACGGCCTCGTCGTGTCGTGCGCGCACCTGTTCCGCGACGGCAACGGCGAGATCGTCGTGCGTTTCCCGGATGGCACGTCCTGCGGTGGCAAGCTGCTCGACCTCGATACGGGCTCCGACCTGTCTGCGATCCTGATTTACGCGCCGCCAATCGAGCCGATCGCGATCGCCGCACGAGCACCGCAGCCAGGTGCGCCGGTAAGTTTCGTGGGGTATGGGCCTGGGAGCCAGGTGGCCCGCCGCGGCTCGGTGCTCGGCTACTCGTCGAGCGGCCTCAACCGAGGCAAGGATCTCATCGACATTACGGGCGAGGCGATCAGCGGAGATAGTGGCGGGCCGATGCTCGATGCGCGCGGGCAACTCTGTGGCGTCCTGTTCGGCGCACGGCGCGGCCAGACCACCGGTGCGCACTGCGTGCTCGTGCGGGAGTTTCTCGCCCGCTGGCGTCTGCCGGCGCGGAGCAACGTCGAGGGGGAGCCATCGCCCGAACGCCAGGCCGCTCCGCCTGCGGCAGCGACGATGCCACCAGAATGGGCCGAACGCGTCCGCGACGTCGAGGCCGAACAGGCCCGGCTGGTGAAGCTCGTCGAAGCGCAACACACCGCCGTCAACGGCCGATTCGACCAACTCGAAGCACGCGAGGTTCGCGGCTGCGACTGCGATCACTCGACGCTGGCCTCACAATCGGCGCTCGCGGCCGTCAAAGCCCGCGTCGAAGGCCTCGCGGCCGAGATCAGGCAGGCCGCACACCGCCAGCCCACGGCGGGCGTCGATGATAACTCGGCACCCCCGGCCGCGTGGGCGGAACGCATCAAGGAGACCGTGACCGGCGGCGTCGAAAAGTACGTCGCCAAGAGATTCACGTTCCTGCTGGTCGGGCTGGGCGTGCCCGGCTGGGTGGCCGCGGTCGTCGTGTTTCTGCTGATGCGCCGCGCCCACCGCGGTGGCCAGGCGATCCGCGAACGCGTCGAGAGCGACTTACAGGCGCGCTCCTCGACCGCGCGTGGCAAAACTGTCGTCGTCCATTCAGAGTCGCCGCCGCCGCCACAGGTCGTCGAGCGCGAACGCGCGTTCGTCGAGGTGCAGGTGCCGACCGATCGCCAGACCGCGATCGAATGGGCGATGGACGAGTACGTGAAGCGCAATCCCGGCGCGCGCCCGACCGTTGAAACGATCGAAGCCTACGCCGCTCAATACCAGTCGGGCATGAAGCCCAAAAAGGAGTAACGCATGCCAACGTTCAAATCCGACCAGGTACTCTGGTACAACGTCGGCGTCTGGGGTCAGCTCGGTTATGCCGTGCCGAACTTCGGCGACGATCCCGCCACGCTCAACGAGGGCATTCATTACCTCGTCGATGTGATCGGCCGCAATCTGTCGGCCGTGCTGCACCACCCCGACACCGATCTCCGCACGCCGCCGAGCATCAATACCCTGATGCGCGTCCACAAGCTGGTGCTGCGGGCCAGGCAGATCCTCGCCGGCCGCGACGTGGCACCGGGCGAACCCGACATGGAGAGCGTCCACACGTCGCCGGCGCAACTCGAGTTCCGCGCCTATCCGGTTCCGTACTTCAAGGTGCGGAACTACTGGCTGCGGCAGTACTCGGGGCTGATCCTCAACGCGATCTCCGAGGCGATGCAGCACACCGAGAACCGCAAGCCCTACGAGATCAGCACGCGGTTCTCCGGCCTGATCGGCCAGTACATGCATCGCGTGTATCGGCTGATGGCCACCGAACTGTTCGGCGTCGATGTCGAGAAAGCCAAGGCGCTCGACTTCACTCTGAGCGATGCGGAACTCAAGGCCTACGATCCCGGCCAGTACTTCACCAGCACCGAGATGATCGACACGGTACCGCCGATTTCGATGGTGCCGACCGAGGACGACCTGGTCCTGCTGACCGATGGCATCCCGGTGTCGCAACTCGTGGGGCTGAGCGCCTATCCGAGCGGCGCGCCGATCGCTGGCGGCACGATTGCCAGCGGAACTGGAACGACGTCGGCTGCCGGAGCGACCGGCAGCTTCTCGCCGCCTCCGTCGCCCTAGAGCAGGGAGGCTTAGGGGCCCGCCGCCAGGCCAGGCAGGGATGCCTGGCCTGGCGGCCTCTTGAAACAGGAGCAGGTCAATGGATTGGCAACGCATGTTCGACAGCGCGCCGCTGGCCAGTGTGGTCCTGATCCTGGCGTGGTGCGCGCTCCGCTGGCTCGCGCCGCGATTGGATCGGCTGATCGACTGTCTGATCGCCTTCATCGTCCGCACGGGCGATCTCGTCGCGGAGACCCATCAGCTCGTGCGCGGCCACACCGCCAAGCTCGAGGAAATCCACGGCGACGTGCGCGACATGAAGCATGGGGTGGCGACGCTGCTCGGCCGCCCCAAGGAGGTGCACGATGGGTGACAGCGAACGCGAGCAGCAATTTGAGCCACCGCTCGACGCACTGCCGGAGTGGTGGGACGACTGGGACGAAGGCGCGAGCGGGGCCTGGCAGGACATCGTCGAGAACGAGTTCGACGATCCCGAGCCGGACTGGGATTTGCTGGACGAGGATTCTGGCGAGGACTATTGATGCCATCGCGACATCGGATCGACGCGCTGCTGCTGGAGATCGAGCGGCTCTTCGCCCTCGGCTGGTCCTATGCGAAGATCGGCCGGGCCGTCGGCGTGTCGGTCGGCACGCTCGCCGCGATCCGGGCCCAGACGCGGGCCACGCGCTCGCGGCCCAGGACGGCCGACGAGGCCGCTGGCGATCGGCTGGTACCGGCGAACGCCACGGTGGGCCGATGCAAATCGTGCGGCGCGAAGTGCCGCCTGCCCTGCATGGCCTGTGCGCTCCGCGATCCGGAGCCGCCACCGCGGCCACGCACGCACCGGATCACGAGCCGCCCGTCGCGGGAGCTACTGCGGAGCGCGTTTCTCGCGCTCGCGGTCATCTGGTCCGCGCTCGCGCCGGCGGCCGAACCGAACCACCCACTCTATCTGCCGCTGCGGCAGGTGGAAGTGGTCGATGGCGACACGCTGCGGGCGGACATCGAACTGGCTTACGGAGTCGTCCTGGTCAGGCAGGTGATTCGGGCCGACAACTACGACGCGTGGGAGAGCAGCCATGCGCGGCGCACGGTCGAAGTGACCGACGAGGAGATCGCGCGGGGGAAGCAGGCGGCCGCGGACCTGGCGGCCCTGATCCAGGATGCCCGGCAGGTCTGGCTGATCCCAAGCAAAGATCGCGAGCCCCACGGCCGTCGCCTCGGGCGTTGGGTCGTCGAGACGAACGTGGGCGAGCAGGTCGATGTAGCCACATGGATGCGTGCCAGGCACCATTGCCGGCCGGGAGGGTGAGCGGCGTGAATATGGCGCGCGAAATACTGCCGATCTGCGACCTCGATCTGCTCCGCTCGGAGCTGATCCAGGACCCGACCCGCCGCGGGTACGGAAGCCTGGCGGCGGTCTGGCCGCACGAGTCGCTGACCGCCCACCGGGTCGCGCTGGCGCACGCGATCCACGTCCTGCTGACGGCGCGCACGATCGCACTGCCGCACCGCGACGGCCCGAACTCCGTCCGCCTCCGCACAGTCAGCCGCGCCGATCAGATCGGCCTGCGAGCCGTCTCGATCGAGTTCATCGCCCGCGCGCTCGACGCGTGACAACCGACACACTGGGGCCGCGATGACTAGGCCAAACGGGCAGGGAGGCCCGCCAGTGTGCTAATGACACGACGGAACAGACATGCAAGTACCTCAATCAGCCCCGCAAGTCACGCCGTCCCGCGCTCTGGTCAGCGACGCCAGCGGCGAAGTAGCCGCGAGCGACGTGACCGCGACGGAAGTTGGCTATCTCGACGGCGTGACCAGTGCCGTGCAAACGCAGCTCGACGGCAAAGCGGCCAGCAGCCATACACATTCGGCGGCGGACATTACCAGCGGCACGCTGGCGGTGGCAAGAGGCGGAACGGGCTTGAGCAGCTACGCGGCTGGTGGAATCTTTTATGCGGGTGATTCGGGCACAATGTCACAGAAGGTGCCGGTGGGTTATGACACCGGCCTGACGTATTCGCCGAGTGGCGGGTTACGCGCTTACGCGGCGTCCACCTGCTTTGCGACTGGGCAGGACACGAATAACACGTTTCTCGGTGTTCGCACCACCCAGCCCCGCGTTTATACAAGCTACAGTGACTTTGCTATTCTTGCCGGAACCACAATTCACTACATCGGCTACTACGGCGCAGTCATCTTCAATGCGCCAGGCAGCGACATTGATTTCCGCGTCGAGAGCGACACCGACGCCAACTGCTTCACGGTGGACGCGGGCAATAATTCGGTCGGTGTGGGCGTGGCACTCGGCTCGCACGCCGCCAGCGCCAAGCTGCAAGTGGACAGCACGACCAAGGGCTTCCTGCCGCCGCGCATGACCACGACGCAGCGGGATTTAATCAGTTCGCCCGCTGAGGGGCTGACCATTTACAACACCACGACGGATCGGCTGAATGTGTATAGCGGCTCGGCGTGGATGGAGATGCTGCCGAGTGTGGTGACGGCGAGCGGTATTATTGCGAGCTTCACGAGTACTGACACAAATGCGTTATACGCGGGCACTAACTCGTTGGACCCGGCTATCTATTGCGAGAACACTGGGTACGGTGTTGGCGTGCATGCGAACAGCAGCAGCGGCACTGGCCTGTATGCGGAAAGTTTCAGCGGCACCGGCCTGTATGCGTACAGCAGCAGCGGCACCTACGCTATCGAAGCCAACAAAGGCATCCAGACCGACACCGCCTTCTACCTCGGCACAAAAGACGCCGACGGCTCATGGCGTATCCAGAAATCGGGCGACGACCTGATTTTCCAACAGCGGGAATCGGGGACGTGGACCACGAAATCGACTATCTCAGGAGCATAGGCAATGGCGACGTACTTCGCGCACTCAATCAACCAGGTGGACAAGGACGGCGCAAACGCGGGCGACTGCCTCACCTGTGTATTGGCCAATCCCGACGATAAGGCCGCAATCCTGCAAGCGATTCGCGACAACCTTCAGACCATGAACGGCATGCGCGACGCGCAGATTGCCGCCGCCACGACCGAAGCCCAAGCCTCGGCCCAAGCGGCCAAGGAGCAGGAACTGGCGCAGCTCACCAGCGAGCGGGACGCGCTCGCCGCGCAAGTGGCCGAACTGACCAAAGAGCCGGACGCGGCGGTAGTCACGCAGCGGCAGTTCCGTTTGGCGCTGCTGGCGGGTGGCATCAGGGCCGCCGACATCGAGGCCATCATCGCGCAGATTCCCGACGCCACGGCCCGCGAAGCCGCCGAGATCGAGTGGAACTGGGCCAGCGTGATTGCCCGCACCAACCCGCTGGTAGCGCAGTTGGGCGGGCTGCTGGGCAAGACGGACGCCGAAATCGACCAACTCTTTGCAATCGCCGCGAGTCTCTAAATGCCGACACAAACCCCGAAAATCCGAATACGCTACACCGGCTCAGGCACGCCGGTGGCATTCGCCAAACGCCGCTCCGACGGCTATAGGTACAACCCGACGGCCGCCGCGTTTCAGGCTTCGCCGAGTGACGCCGACGCGGCAATCGCCTTGACCAACGGCAGCGGAGTCTATGCCGGGGTGTACGACAGTGCAGCACTCAGCGGCATGGGCGACGCGGGCATGGTGGACGTGACGATCCACGACTCGGCCAACAGTTACGCGCTGCTGGCGTTCGAGCCGAGTGCAATGTATGTGCTGGGTGGGGTGGAAGTGCTGCCGCCCGATGCGAACGTCACGCATATTTCAGGCGACAGCGCCGCAGCCGGGGTGCGGGCCGCGATTGGAATGGCGGCGGCGAATCTCGATACGCAGTTGGCAGATCTCAGTGGCGACATCGGAGACGTTAACGTGACGGTGACACCGCTCGCCGTGACGGTGTCGGCCGGCGAGGTCAGTGGTGTGGACCTGGTCGCCTACCAGTATTGCGGATTCAGCTTCCTGCTCACGATCACCGACGACAACGGCGATCCGATCGATCTCTCGGGCAAGACCGTGAGCCTCGTCATCCACGATCTCGAGTCGCCGACCGCCGAAGTGTTTGAACTCACGACCGGTGCCGGGCTCACGGTCGTCGGTGCCAGCCACAATCAGGTCTCGGTCGCCGCCGACAGCACCCACACGCAATCCGCCGGTGTGTTCCGCTGGTTCATGCGAGACATCACCACGCCGACCAGTGCTGTGCCACTTGGAGCTGGCTCATTCACCATTAACGAGACCGCGCCCGATGCCTGAGTTGCCGCCGAAACCCTGCCGCTATCCGGGCTGTGCCGCGCTCACGCGCGAGCGCTATTGCCCAGCGCATGCGGCCGAAACGGTCCGTCAATACGAGCGCGACCGCGCGAGCGACCACCAGTTCTACGGGCGGGCCCAGTGGCGCAAACTGAGACGCATGAAACTGCGGGCCACGCCGCTATGCGAGCACTGCTCGCCGGAGCGAGCCACGCCCGCCACCGAAGTGGATCACATCATTGACCGTGCGCTGCGGCCCGACCTGGCCTACACCTGGGCGAACCTGCAATGTCTGTGCAAGTCGTGCCACTCCAGGAAGACCGCGAGCGAACACCTGGCGGCGAAAGGATGTCGCTGAAGCATGCAACCGTTCCTCTTCCACACGCAGGTCGTGTCTTACGGCATCCGCAGTGCCGCGCGCGAGGATCTGCGCGACGTGGTGGAGATCGACCGGGCCTGCCAGCGCTTCGCGTGGACGCGGCAGCGCTTCGATCGACTCGCGCGGCAACGCGGCAGCATGTTCCTCGTGGCCGAGGCCGACCGTCACCCGATCGGCTACATGTTGTGCGGCATCAGTAAATACACGCTGCGGATCCTCCGCATGGCCGTGGCACCCGCCTTCCGCCGTCTCGGCATCGGCTCCGACCTGCTGCGATTCCGCGCGCTCGAGGAGCATCGCCAGGTGTTCGTCGATGTGCGCGAGGACAACCTCGGCGCGCAACTGTTCCTACGAGCGAGCGGCTTCCGCGCGATCAACACGTTCGTGGGGATCGACGCGGTCGAGCGCGTGACCTGGTATCGGTTCGTCCGCGACGGCCGACTGCACCACCGGGGGGGTGGTCAAATTTCGACCAGGGGGGTCACGCAGCCC